AACTTAATCACATCTTCTTCTGTACTTGTCATGATCAGATTCAAAGCTTCTTTAATCTTTGTTCTACATGGTGCAGGAGTAGAAGTTTTGATTGCTTCAATACCCATCATTTTCAATTTAGGTTGAGAATAACGAACACCTTCACTATCCCAGACATTCAAAATGTATCGTTTCTTGGCTGTCCAGATTCCACGATCAGCAATGTTTTCTCGTTTCATCTGCATCTTCTGGTCATATGCATTCACATAGTCGGCCAGTTCTTGGTAGCAACTTTCAATATAAGGCTCAAGTTCCATTTTACACAGTTTATCAAGGAACGAAACGATTTTCTCATTAGTCGTCTCTCTGCCATCGAATAAACGTTCAACCAAAGGGCCCATATTGAGATAGATAGAATCAGTATCAGAAGCAATAACATAATCAACATCCTTTGTTTTGAGTATTTTATTTAGATACTCATTCATTTTACTTTCAATCCAACGAATTGAAACTTGACCAGACAATGTGATTGCCTCAGCGTTGGCAAGTTTATAGTATCGAAAATACTGATTACCAATGGCACCATAAGCAGAGTTGAGTTGAATCTTACGAGCTAACTGAATATTATTGCAACGTGCAATTTCTTTCTCCAGTTCTTTGGTTGGAGTCTTCTCATATTCTTGTTTTGCCGCAATCATCTTCTTTTTGTAAATGGTACGTTCGTTGTAAATCTTCTCCATAAGTTTGGGAAGAAATCCTTGAATATCTTTACGATACATTGCACCATTGGCACAAACTGCATAATCAGAATACATCTGAAAATCAACTTGTTTATTCAGAATACGATCAACATTTACTGTTGGATGTTTCTGTTCCAGAATAGTTTCTGGCGAAATATTATATTGCATGATCAAGTGTGGATATAGACTATTCAAGTCAAAATTTACAACCCAATCATACTTTCCAGGAATCGGTTCTTTTACATAGGCACCCGCATATTTCTCGTCTTTTGTAGAACGAAGTTTAGGTGGAATAATAATATTCTGTTTCTTTAGATAGTTGTAGATAATACTATCCCACATTCTCACTTGATAAAAAACATCAGTGAAATTTACTTTGGCGTCATAAGCCATGGTAAGAGCAAGTTCAATTAGTTTTAACTTGTCTTCCATTCTATCCACAAGTTGAACGTCTTGAATGTTATACTCAACAAACTTTTGCCAGTTTTGCGAGTAAAAATCTTTGAAAGTTTCAAACTCAGAGTGATCTAGTTTTTTAGAACCCAACTCAACCTCAGCAATATAATCTAGTTTATACGACTCTCTGTTCGTATAAGTAAATCTTTTATAGAGATCGAGATAATCAAGAGTAGTGATACCAGCAATATCATAAACAGTATGGGTTCTACCTGCAATAGTAATTTCTTCTTTAGTTACAAGTTTCCACGGAGAAAGAGATTTCATATACCTTGCACCAAGAACTCTTTCAAGTCTCCCAGCAAGATAAGGAATGTCATAGAAAGAACAGTTCCATCCAGTAATAACTTCTGGAAAGTTTTCTTCCCAATAAAAAATAAATTTGCGAAGAAGTTCCTCTTCACCTGCACAGTGAATATAAGTAACATTATCTTGTTTATTATTAAACGGTTTTACACCCCAAGTAATAATATCTTTTGTTGCATAATCTTGCAGGGTGATTGTAAGCATCTCCTCTGCACATTCCTTTACACTGGGAAATCCATTCTCAGATGCAACCTCAATATCAATAGTTACTAGTTTAATTTTGTTGATATCAAACTTAATCTCATCCTCAGGATATGTATCAGAAATATACTGATAGACATATCTATCATTTCCGTAGATTTTAAATCCTTCTACCTCATCATATTTCTTATAGAACTCTCTACAATCACGAACGGTTCCAGGTTTGATAGCTTCGACGTATTGACCATCTAGAGTTTTATATTTTGTTTTATTTTTTGCAGGCAAAAAAAGAGTTGGTGAATACTTTTCTCGGTGCATGTAGTGAGATCCATTTTCATATCCACGCACAAGAAACTCATCACCAACTAGTTGGACGTTAGTATAAAATCTCAAAGAAAATTACTCCACTGATTGCAAATAGGCTTCCAGAAGTTCTGGTTTAGGTTCTACTATTGTAACGATGTAGTCGGAAAAAAGCAAGATGTTGTCATCATCTGTAAATTCTTTCCAGGGATAGATTTCATACTTCTTATCGGGTTCAGAAGATTTAGTTGATACTAAAGGCCTCTCAATCCAATTAGGTTCATCTTCTTTTTTACCATAATCATAAACAATATCAATTTGATATGGTCTGATTAATCTGCAATTTGGTTGATCAATTTGACCGAACAGTTCTTCAATCTCAGTAATTAGCCAATAATGATTTTTTAGAAGAACGCACTTGATTTCCTTTTTGGTATCCATAATTCTCCAATGATAAACTTTTATCTTCGATAGATTTTGTGTAGTCTGATAGTTTTTCTAGATAACCATTGTTTCTTAATTCTTTAAAAACTAAATTTTCAATGGAAAATTCCCCACCTTTTCTAATTGAGGCAGATCGCATATTTCTTATTTTTTCTTTGAGTTTTTTAAACTCATCCAAATCATTTGATTTGTTTCGAATAAGAAAATCTATTTTATCCATCATATCACGAGTCTTGGTTTTTAGCAAGCGTTTGTCAATTTCCAGTTTCAACTTCTCTGGTTTAATTATCCACTTGTCCAATTTGATGGAATATACACCTTGATTTGCAGGTCTTTCAGTTCCTTCTTCTTCTGCATATAGTTCCACATCATGACCATAAATTTGAATATCATGAGTTAGAGCCCACAACTGTTTCTTATCTTTTAGATAATCATCTAAAAGATCTGGGCAATCGGGAAGTGCATCTTTATCGACAACCAGATGCAAATCAATATCAGAAAATTCAGTATAGTTGTAGTTGGCATTTCCACCAACAAAAATCATATCTTTAATCGCATTGTTGGGAATATTTGCAAACTTAGCCCATTCTTGACCAATGCGAATTAACCTCATTCTAACTTTTGAGTCTAATCTATTCTTAGACCAAAATTTAGGATTAAGATCTTGATGATATTTAAAAGTGAGTTTCTTATCTACAAACTCTTCAAGATTCATCTTTTTCTCTTGGGGCATCTTTCATTTCTTCTATTTATAAGAAGGGGGGGATGCCTCCCCCCACATTCATTCAGTTAAAAGTTTCTTTTCTTCAACAACTCCATTAATCGAATATACCTTTTTCTTTTGATGTTCGGGAACTACCTTTTCTAGTTTCACAGTGAGTAATCCATTATCATAAGATACATCTCTCACTTCAACATCATCAGAAAGATTTCTACTCCAAGTGAATGCTCTTTGAGCTAATCCTCTGTGAAGATAAGTTTGTTCGGCAGAATCTGATTTCTTTGATGAAACCGTAAGAACATTTCTTTCAGTAGAAACTTCAACATCTTCTGGTTTATATCCAGCAAGAGCAAATTCTAGTCGGAAACTTGTTTCAGATTCCTTAATGTAGTTGTATGGAGGATAACTTGGTTGTGGATCTTGTAGAGTTGCGAACCTACGAACCCATTCATCCATTCCAATTCCCCATCTTGTAGCATCATCTAAAAGACGATCAATATCGTTGATTGTATACTTGATAGTATGCATTTTAGTTCTCCTTAAAAAGCGAGATGTGTATTGTCAAACCCGAAGCATTTGACACTACTATTTAATCATAGAAATGAAAAAGAGGATAGGGTAGAACCCGATCCTCTTTTGGGTATGTTCCGAACTCGTAGAGACGCACGAAAGTCGCTACGTTCTATTTATTCTTCATCAACCTTTTTCTTTTTACCGATGTTGTATTTTGTTTCAAGAACCCACTCACCTTTATCTTTAAAAGATAGAACTTTAATCTGATTTAAGGGAGCAAGATCAGAAATCTTATCAACATTAGGAACCTTCACAAGCCCCCAATCTGCAACCAGTTGAATAATTCTATTTCTACGTTGAACATCATTCACTGTAAGATTTGCATATTTACCATCGAGGGCAAATAATTCTTTGAAATGGACAATGTAGTATTTTCCCTGTTTATGTAAAATATGACAGGACTGATACAGTTTCTTTTCTTTGCGAGAAGCAACACCAATACGAGTTAAAGTTTCACGAACCTTCAGGAAATCATCTGGTTCTTTAAGAATAACCTCAACCATTTGATCAGGTGCCCACTTCACTTCAGGTTCAGTAACGACGCTCATCTTTTTCCTCCAACATCAAGTCTTTGTTTAATGTAATCTAATT